TCTGAATTTTGGCACCTTGAAGATAGGCATCCGGAACCTCCGACGCCACGACCACCCGCTTCATCGCCCGCCCGACATTCGGGCGCGTGTCGTCGGGCAGGCTTCGTAACTGCTCGTACTCAAGCACAATATTAGGAAACGATAGATGGAAAGGGTTCGGCGCGTCCTTCAGGCCGTCGTGATAAAATCGCCCTCCGTCTGGCAAGGCAAACTTGGTGGCCGCCTTCATGGTGAGCGACATGTCGACGACGTAGCCGGCCGGGCCGCGATGCCCGGCGCGGTCAAGCGCCTCGCCGTACCGCCGAAGATCCGGAATGCAGGCTGCGGAAAACTCCCCCGGCACCGGCTCTCGTAGTTTCATAACTCGGTTCTCCCACGCGTAGCCGGGTAGGAGTCAAGGAATCAGGAATCTGACATCTACTGAAACCGGAGTTTCCGCGGTTTCTTCACGCCGTGTTTCGGCTTCCGCTTCGCGTTCTCGCCGCGGTTCGGCCGGCAGAACGAGCAGCGCAGCGCCTCGCGGCGGCGCAGCCGATCCTCACGTGAACTGGCGTCGTCGAGGTTCATGGCTTCGGCGCCGGCGGAACGGGCGGCGCTCCGGGGCCGGGCTTCGGCGGACCGGCGGGCGCCGTCGAGGTGCTGCCCATCGGGGGCAGGATCACGTCGAGCCCCGGCAGCGGGTTCAGGCCTTCCTTGACGCGGGCCTCGTTCCGCGACATCCACCCGGCGCGGCTGATCGCGCTCTCGTAGAACGTCGCGCGCTGCGCCGCGTCGGCGCGGAGCAGGGCGTCCATGTCGAATTTCGCTTCGATCCCCTGCGCAACCTCGTCCTCGGTCAGCAGATCACGCAGAATCGCCTGTTCCCACAGGGCGATCCACGGCTGCAAAGAGTGGCCGACGTGCGCGCCGAAGAACGATTCTGCGCTGGCGTAGGTCGGCGTCGCCGAACTCGCGCCGATCATCTGAGGGAACACGCGGAACAGCCGGCAGATCTCTTCCGTCTGAAACTTCCGCGTCTCGAGGTGCTGGCCGTCGACGCCGGTCATCGCCCACGGCTCGAACTTCAGCCCGTTGTCCAGTAGCAGCGTCTTGAACGCGTTGTCTACGCCGGAGTAGTTCGAAGAGAACTGCTCCTTGAGCCGGTCAATCTGCGGCTGCGTCAACACCGCGGACGTCGACAGCACGCCGCCGGGCTTCGCGCCGTTCCCATGCATCTTCGCCTGCGTCTGCTCGGCCGCCATCGCGAGGCCGATCGTCTCAGTGCCCTGCACGATCAGGTTGAGCGCGGAGAAACCGTTCCACGAGAGCCCGTGCAGCACGTGAACCTGGTCACGGGCCAACGTGACCTGACCGCCCTGCCCGTCGATCACGTCGTAGACGAGCGTCCAATCCGCGAGCTGCCGCGGCACCACCGCGTGCGGCATCAGCGGAATCAGCTCGATCACCTCGCCGTTCGCCCCGCGGTTGATCAGCGAATACCCCGCGCGGCACAGCAGCGCGTGGAGCATCATCGTCATGCGCCACTCCATCGACGTCTGCCACTCGTTCGGCCGCCGGTAGAGCCGTGGGTAGAGCGGGTGGTCCGGCAGCACCCGCTTGGAGCCGTTGCGCTGCTCCTGCATCACGCGGAGGGGTAATTTTCCGATGTCCTCGGCAAGAACTCTACAGCAGGCGTAGACGGCGGACACGCGGAGCGCAGTGATCTCGTTGACGCTGAGCCCGGTCTTGGACTGCAGGCCGAGGCCGAGGGCCCCGTACGTCAGGGCGGACGCGTCGGCGACTTTCGCCTCGAACAGGCTGCGGAAGAAACTCATTTCGGGGACTCCGGACTCGCGGTCACCGGCGCACCGCCGCCGCACCGAGCCCGAGGGCGAGCAGCAACGCGCCGAGCAAGATCAGGCCCGCGGGGTGGTAGATCAGCCACGTGCCGTAGCTCATGAGCCCCGTGCCCCCCAGGATCGAGCCGTCGACGATGAAAGACTGGAGCGCGTTGCGGTTCGGCGGCATTTTGGGCTCCTCTTTCGCAATCTAGGTGCTGTACGTGCCTGAAGTCAAATCGGGAATCTGAACTCACAGGTCGGTGCTGTCCTCCGAGCGCTCCCGGAAGTACCGGCGGATTTCGTCCCTCAGGCGGGGCTTGTTCCCGTGGAGGCGCCAGAGGCCTTGCGTGTCCTTGTAGACGTCGACCTCGGGATCGAACGCGTTGTCGACGAGGATCTGCCAGCGCTCGGCGTACTTCCTCGAGCGCTTGGAGCCGTGCCAGTGATGGAGGAGCGTTCCGCCCACGGCGCCGAAGCTGCCGCGGACGTGCGCGGTCGCGCGGGCCTGCCACTGCGTCACCGCCTTGTGATAGTTCGCGTGCATCGCGCCGGGGACGGCCCGGGCGGCGTCGCCGATGAGGGCGCGGGCCATGTGGTGATCGCCGGCGCCGAGGATGCCCTGGTCGAACAGACCGCCCACTGCATCGAGCGCTTCGCGCGTGGCAGCCCACGCGAACCCGGGGTGCCCGAGGTTCTTCCCGCCGTAGTAGTAGCTGCCCGGCGAGAGGATGGGCTTTCCGGCCTGCACGAGCGAACCCAGGCTGGTGTGCTGGGCGAGGGCCTGCCCGCTGGGCCCGAGATCGATCGCGTGCTCGAACATCTGCACGAACTGGAAGTGCTGGAGCTGATGGATCGTCTCCTCCGCCCAGTCGGGGCGGACGAACTGAACGTCGGCGTCGATCCACGCCGCATACCGCCAGTCATAGGGCAGGCGCTTGAGCGCGACGTTGATCATCGCCTCCTTCTGCCAGAGTTCCTGATCGGTGCGCAGTTGGTAGTGGTACGGGTCTTCGAACTTCGTGACCTCGTGCGCGCGGTGCCCGTGCGCAGTCTCAACCGTGTGGATCTGGATCCGCGGGTTGTGCGCGATCCTCTGGATGAACTCCCGGTACAGGCGGAACCGCGACTCGAACCGCGCGGGGTTCGAGATCACGGCGATGACGTGCAGTGCGTCCGACGGCCTGTGGTGTGCGAGCATTCGATCTCCCGGTTTTACCGGTATCAGAATCGGGAATCTGTTGCAACTATCAGAGGAAAAGCCCGCCCTGGTCGAGCAGCAGGCTGCCCGGCTCATCCTTCACGACGATCCCGCGGCTGCGCGCCATGGCCCACGCAACGATCCCGTCGATGCGCCCCGACGCCTTCTCCTTGTCGGGCTTGATGTTCCCCGCAGCGTCGGTGGAGATCACCGCATTCGACGCGCACCAGCGGAGCACGGGATTCCACGCGTGCCGCACTTTCCGCGCGACGACCTTCGCCTCGACGTCTTTGCACGGCTCGGACAGCGTTTTGAACCCCTGCCGGGCCTCGACCATGACGATTCCATCGCTCGCGAGGCGCGTGGCCAGATCGGTCGCGCCCCATGGGTCATACGCGAGTTCGCGCAGACGGAACGCCTTCGTCAGATCGTTCAACTCCGCGCGGATGAACTCGTAGTCGATCACGTCGCCCGGCGTGAGCGTGAGCCATCCCGCGTCGGCCCACGCCTGATAGAAGCGCTGCCCCTTCTTTGCGGCCTCCGCAGCGCGCGCTTCCGGGAGCCAGAACCGGCAAACCAGCTCGACGGCGTCGTCTTCGCTGGGGAATTCGAGCACGAGCGCGGTCAAATCGAGCTTCGAGGAGAGGTCGAGCCCGCCGCAGCACGCCTTCCCCCGGAGCGACGCCTCGCGGGCCAGCGCGAGCGCGCGCACGTCCGCGCCGTGCACGAGCGGCGCCTCGCATGCGTTCCACTTGTCCATCGGGAGCCAGCGCGTCACCTGCTGCGTCCACACGTTCAGGTGAAGCCGCAGATACGTGTTCAGGAACGACGGCTGATCTTTCGCCTTCTGCGCCTGCTTCGCGAGGAATTCCGCCTTCGGCGAGACGCCGTAGCCGGGGTTCGCCTGGCGCTGCGCGGCCTCGCTAAAGTACCACTCCGGGTTGTCCGCCGGCGGCTCGTCGGCGGCGCTGATGAAAGCGAAGAACGAGTCATCGTCGATCACCTGCTCAAGCACCTGCACCGCGTGGTTGTGCTGCTGCCAGCCGACGCTGTCGGGGTCGTAGACGCCCGCGGTCGTAATCTGGATCATCAGCGGCTGGCGCCGCGCGCCCATCGCGGTATCGAGGACATCGAGGAGCGATCTGTCCTTATGTGCGTGTAATTCATCGAGAATTACCGCCGAGGGGTTCAAACCGTCGAGAGTCGACGAGTCGGCGCCGAGGGGCTTGAAGCTTGAGCCCGTGGTCTCGCACGTCATGCTGCCGCGGAACACGCGGACGAACCGCTTGAGTTCGGTGCTGGACTTCACCATCGCGGCGGCGTCCTTCCAGCAAATCGCGGCCTGGTCCATTTTTGTAGCCGCGCTATACACTTCGGCGCCCTGCTCGCCGTCGGCGCACATCAGATAGAGCGCCAAGCCGCCGCCAATCGTAGTTTTCCCCCACTTTCTCGGCACTTCTACATGTGCGGTTCGATAGCGACGGGTGCCGTCGGCGCGCTTCCATCCGAAGATCTGCCCGATGACCTCCCGCTGCAGTTCGGTGAGGATCAGCGGCTTCCCCGCCCACTCGCCCTTGCCGTGGGTGCAGAGCCCCTCGATGAACTTCACCGCGCGGGCGGCGCGCGTCGCGTCGAACCACAGCCCGCGGGGGTGACCGCCGGGCTTCGCGCACAGCGCCATGTCGCGCTCGTTCCGCTCGCGCCACAGCCGCTCATGCTTTCCGGGCACCCGATCGGGCATCAGGACTTCCCGCCCTCGACCACCTTCGGCTCAAACAGGAAGTCCGCCGTCGCGTCGGTCGACTCCCGCTGCTCGACAGCCTTCAGGCGCACGCGCCCGCTGGGGTCCAGGCCCAGTAGCCCGCCGAGCCGCATAACCTCCTTGCGCTCGTCCTGGCAGATCTTCACGATCGGATTTTTTACCGGCCCGTGGGGCCCCTCGAGCACGGACCCCTGCTCGTCCCACTCCGCCTGCGCGCGCTTCCAGTTCGCGTACGCGGTGCAGTAGAGTTCGAGGATCGAGGCGTCGACCGTGGAAACGATCTTGTACTTCAGCAGCTGGTCCACGATCCGGTGCCACTGCTTCCGGGCCTCGCCCTTGACGTGCTCCGGGCACTCCGCCATCTCGATCGGAAGTTCAATTCCCTTTACACGGTCCTCGCGCAACGTGCCCTGTAGGCGCTTCAGCGCTGTGGGTTTCGGTGGACGTCCTCGCATCGCAACTCTCCGTTTCGTAAAAGACTTTACAAATTCACCACCGGGTCGGGAAGTCCCGAAGTCTCAATTTCGCCCGACGCTCGCAAACTG